GATGCAGTTACATCAAAAACATTTTCGGTCTGATCAAACAAATAATATCTTCTCTTCATATCACCTTTAGGCATCTGATTCATTATATCAATGTATTCCTGATTAGTTTGACATGGGGCATATTTGTAATTTCCGGCAGCAGAAATTAAAATTTTTCTATATCCAGAACATCCAAGATTATATGACCGAGTCTCCGCAAGAGCAGGAGTTGAATAAGTATCTGTAATTGTATCGAAACTAGTAGTAAATGTTTTATACTTTATTCCACTAGCAGTATTCGAGGTCGAGTTGCTTGAAGGAGCTACCGGAAGATTTGTATAAGCATTCTTACCGTTCGGTGGAAAATATGGGGAATAATCTAATGGCATATTGTTATTTATTTGCTGCTATTAATTGGGCTTTAGTTTCTGCACTTAATTCAGAAAGATAGGTGACTGGAACTATCCCCTTGATTGAGATATTCAGAGCAGAAGGTTTTCCCGGTACAATACCAACCTCATAAGCGTTTCCGTATCTATCGTTCCATCCCCCTCTGATAACTACAAGTTCTCCTCTTCCAATGATAATATCTCCAAAATCATCAAATCCTATATTTGTGTTTAGCTCTGAAGTACTAACATTAGGAAGAACATCTACAGTAGCATGATAAGCTTCATTTTCTTGTCCCACAAAGTAGAAAGAAACCGAGTCAACTCCAGGGATAGATTCGATGAGTGCAATCATATCTGACTTTGGAATCTTATCTCTCCTCTTCAAGTTAATAAAGTATTCTGAAACTGTAGACTGAATTTGGTCTTTAATGATAGCAGGATCAAATCCTTCAAAGACCGTAATAACTGCATTTCCAACATATCTAGAAATTTTAGGTTCGATAATTTTAACAACAGTGGTTGCAATCATTGATCCAGAATCTTCAATTACGTTTAGAATTGCAAGCTTTTGTGCTTGAGTTAGGAGGAACGAGGAAAGGGGAATACTAAAGTAGTCTTCATTTGATCCAAGACCTATTGTTACGTCTGGCACTAGATATAGATAAACAACGTTATCGTCATCAAGATACTCGTCATCAAAAGTAGAGAATGCTTGAATCTGAGAGAATATGTTAAATCTCTGAAGATAAATCTCATAGTTTGCTGCGTTTGCAAACACGAAGGATCTGCTTGTTCTTGGTGCTGCAAGTCTAGTAACATTAATTGGTTCTGAATCAGATCCAAAGGAAGGATCTACTGTATTAACAATTTGTAAAAAATCATTTAGGTTTACTTCATTCCCAAATAAGTCTGTTCCTTGATCTAAAAATCTGTATGTAATTTTAGATGTTGCAGTGGATCTAACGTTTCCTAGGAACCCTGCAGTTAAGAGATAATTGACCTTAATGTATGATCCGGGCTGTGGAACTTTACCAAAGTTAGAATTACCAAAATAGATGTCAATTCCTTCGCTAATTCCAGACTTGGAAAGATATCCTTCTCCTTCCAGCGGAATATCATACAGAGAATCATATCTCTTCCATTTGTTGTCATTAACATAGACATCGACATAAAACTGATCGACATAAACTCCTCCCTTTACAGGAACGTTAAAACTTTGTAGTGCTGTTCCAAGTCCAGTGAATGTAGTAGTAGAAAAAGCTCCTTGTACTATTTTAAACTTTGTGACATTTTCTCTAACTAAAGGGATTTTTACTCTAGGTCCATTAATTATTATAGTATATGGAAGTCCATTCTGCTGGCATTGGATTCTAGTATTTTCAGGAATAATAACTGCTCCTCCGCCAACCTGAGAAGTTGTTGTCAGATTCCATGAAACTGCAATTTCACCCTGTGCTGCCATCGACCTAGCTGGGTCATATCCGGAAATTCTAGCTAAACTTCTAACCGAGTAGTCTCTTGTTGCTTCGTAAATATTCAATTCGGTGATAGAATCTTCAATGAAATAAAGTATAAGCTGAGACAAGTTTTCAAGAACAAATAGAATTTGTCCCCAAGCAGATGCTGTAGTGAAGACGTTCCTCGTCTGGTTGTAGGTTGTCTGTAAAAAATTATAGGTCGTATTTAAAAGACCTCTAATCAGGATATTATTTTTCTGAAAAATATTATTCATTCCTATTTGTTATGTTACTTGAAGTGATATTGCCGGGCTCTGATTTGAGTATCCAGGAATGAAGAAATATAAATTTGCTATATCTCTTAATGTTCCTTGGAAAAACTCCAACTTAAAATAGCCACCTAAATCATAAAAAAGTGGACAATAAGTTTGAAGTTGAAAATTTATTTCTTTTTGAATAGATGTTTCGGAGAGTTCTAAATTGAAAACTAAGTCATCTAGACCTATTCCAAATCCGGGATCCCCTAGAACTTCACCCTTATTAGTAAGAAGAAGCATTTTTATCTGGCCTATGCAGATTTCAATAGGAGCAGTAGTCTCACGACTGTCCTTCTTGTAGCCATAATCTCCTGGATCTCTGTTGTAAATTTCTATCATTGGAAACTCCTAGTTTCCAATATATATCTGATTCTAAAAGGAGAGAAAAATAAAGAAAATTAATTCCACTGTAGGAAGTAAGAAGGGGTGTTTTCACCGTTGATCATTTCCATCACTTCCTGCATTTCTACATCTCCCATAGCTTTCAATTCAGAAGAATTTACTTGAACTCCGCCTGGAAGATTATAGTTGAAAGCACTGATAACTCTTGCTAAACTTTGCTTTGCTTTTGCTCTACAATATCTAGAAAAAAGTTCATCATCAAACAGTTCATGATCCTCAATTGCAACAAAGCAGCTAACTGCTACTGACTTAACGTAGTTGTTTGGACCGGTCCCAACGTTGTTTGGTGATCCTGCAGGGTTTCTACCTAAGATAGTAAGTTTCTTAGTGTTTTTGTTCCATCTGAATGCAAAGGTCTCAAGAAGATAAGCTTTTGCTAAATCAAAATAAGAGTACATTACTGTTCTATAAACAAGGTTGTCTCCCATGAAAGGAGAAAGGAGAAGTTCAGATCCAAGTAGCTTTGAGCTTCCAAAGTCTCTATCCGGATTTCCGGAAATACCTGGGTTGTTTGCTTCTCTAACATCAAAGACAGTTACAATTTTATCAGGAAGCTGTATTTGCCTAGTTTTTAAAAATTCAGGGGTAGCAAAAAGAGTAGATCCGAGAACAAAAAATCTTTGTTCTACTGCATATTGGTAGTTATCATACATCCAAGCCTTTGCTCTATTAATAATCCTAATAATTTCTTGGTCATTAAGGTTGTATGGGAGTGAGCAAGACGCAGACAAGTCGTCTTTAATCTCTTGTATTAGTTCCGCTTCTGTCATGGTTAGTATAGTTTTTTATATGTCCAGTTTTGATCTCTAAACTTCTGAGGTTTGAAATGAACATTGACGTCTTTTAATCTTGAATCTGAAATAAATCTTTGTTGTCTAACCTCTTCGAAGTCTTTTACTTTTTCGGTTTCGTCCGAAACTTTAGAGTTTCTTCCCAAATCAGCTTTTCTTATTACACCGCCTTTAATGTCACAATCTATGATTTTATCTTCACAGTCTATGTAACACTCGTCTAGATGATTAGAATAGTCTACAGAGGTAGATTTTAATTTGCTGTTTGAGACAGTATTTCCTGTGAAAAGTTGACATTCCTCTAACTGAGAATTTTTAACTGAGCACCCGTACATGTTGCAGTTCAATAGTTTAGATCCCTTAATGTCACAGTCGAGAAGATCTATATCAGTAATATATGAAGCATCTCTGCATCTAGCATCTTTAAGCTGGAATCTTCCAGTCGAAGTGTCATAGTTAAAAAATCCGTGTCTAACTCCACCTTCTACAATCAGATCAAATATTTTCTCTCTGATCATCGGATAGTAAGTCTTTATACCTTCTTCAAAACCTTTTAGATCTACCAGCAAGTGTATATCCGGATAGTGCATGAAAAACGCTCTTGGGTCGGAAAAACTTTTAACAACCTTAGAGTATTCTCTCATCATCTGTTTCAGAGTTTCTAGATCCTTCTGAGAATATTGTGTTCTTCCGCTGAGAATATTATAGAGATGAATTATAACATAATCTATGATTTCTCTAATTTCGGTTATCTTCTTCTGATAATCTCTTCCTCCTAAATATCGGATCTCGATATATCCATCCTTTAATTTGGTAAAATTAGCTCCATAATATTTGTCATCAGGAAGCTTGAAAATCTTAGGATCGATAGTTACCAAATCATCAATGGAAGTAAATCTATTTCTTGGAACAATTTTCTTTATCGATTTAGCATAAACATTGTTTGTTCTATTTCCAAACTTGGAATAGATCACACCTTCATCAAGTCCTAGAATAAACTGAAGCTTGTCCAAATTTTCCATTCTAGTAACAACATCTTTTCTCATCTTATCAAAACTGATTGAAAATTGAAAAGCACATTTGTCGTTAGTCCAGCCATTTTCATCTATCCATCTTAAAACTTTAATCAAGACGGGCATTGCTTCAGAATATGACATAGGTCCAGTAATTAACTCGTTCATCTTGCTTCCGCCTGAATAATCAGGCTCGAGTTTGAAAGTATCAGAATTAACTGGAACTTTAGAATGATATTTAGAAGTAAGGATTATCTTTTTACCTAATAACTTTGATAAAGATTCTATGATCCTACCGCGAACCATGTTGGAAAAGAATTCAAATTCAAATCCAATCACAGCTGCGTTTAGAGCATGAAGCTTATCAAAGTGATTTAGGTTATTGGACATCTACTGGTTTAGCGAATATTTTTCCCATTACTGGGTCAACCTCATAGATCAAAACTGCAATTCTGTCTCCAGGTTTAGCATTCTTTAGATCTGATGTTAGTCTATCTTGTGGAATCATGGCCATCATTCCTGTTTCAGGAACTTCAACTAAGCATCCATTTTTTCTCTTGTATTTGATCACTGCAGCCATTGGCTCGATTGTTCCGTTGTCTACCTGATCTTTGATCTCGTAGATTTTAACGGTCTTTTCTACAGGTGCTCCAAAAGTTAGAGTCAATTTATTATCTTCTTTAACTTCTTTAACGTAGAATTCAATCTCGTCTCCGGTATTAAATCCTTGAACAACTTGATCTTCAAATTCGGTTTTGTGGATTAGACCAGTGTAAACATCTTCCCATTCTACAAATAGACCAAATGGTGAAGATCCTGTTACGCAACCTTTGTATTTCTTAGTTAGGTCAAGCTCTTGAATCTTTTGATCCATGATCTTACTTAGGTATTTCTTATAAGAAACTACGAATATGTCTTTCTGAGCAACATATCCATCTATCATTACATAGATTGTTTTACCTAGATACGCATCAAAATCTGTAATTTTATTTGCTGCT